CCAATTCATTTACTAATGCACGATAATGATTTGCACCTGCACTAGCAGTTGGATATTCTTTGATGATAACTGTACCTGTTGTTTTGCCTTGTAATTGTACAATCTTGTCGTTAAACATTTTCTTATTTAACATATGTAAATCTTCCATAGACACATTTAGTAAGTTAGCGTCTATTCTTTCAGCAATTCTTTCCTCTGCCATTTCCATTGTGATATACAATACATTCTTATTATCAGATAAGGCAGCGGCAGCTTGATGACACATGAATAAAGTTTTACCAACACCCGTACCTGCAAGAGCAACATTAAGTGTTTTATTTGGTAAACCACCTTTTGTAACTTTGTTAAAGAAATCTAAATCAAAAGGTATTCTGTTTTCTTTCTTATGGTAATAATCAAATCTTTTTTCTATATCAGACAAGTAATCATGCCCAACATTTTTATCAAACGACACAGAAAGGGCGTCTTTCATTATTTCGGGTATTGCTTCTGGTGTTTGATTTTTATTCTTACCATCTAAGATATGAATACCTTCCATAACTGCGTTATGAATGGCACGGTCTTTACAAAACTTTTCTGTAGTATTTGTTAACCAATCAATGTCAATGTCTTCTTTATTAAGTGTAGAGATTAAATCTACAATAGATTGGTGTTCTTTTTCGTTTAAGTCTTTACGTTTACCAATATCTATTTGTAGAGTTTCTTTTGTAGGTTGTTTGTTGTATTGTTCAACAAACTTTAATATTTGAGAAAAAACAATACGTTCATTACGGTCATCAAAGTATTCTGGTTTAAGAAAAGGTAATACCTTTCTTGTATATACTTCGTTATGTATTAGATTTTTGAGCGCTGTCCGTTCTATTCTCTCTGCTGTTACCATCTTTTTCTACCTCTATTGTTAATATGTCACCAATGACATTAATGAAATTTTTATCTTCCGTATCTACACCACTTGGATTCTCTACAACGTTATATTCAAACTTTAATCTCAACTTATCGTTTTCTTCAATAGGTTGAACCTTGCCATAAGTATAAACAACATCTTTATACACACCATCAGTAATCCTAAAACCTGTAAGGTCACTTTTAGGATTTTCCATGTATGTATAATTAGGAGTTTCCATAACTGTATTCTTTGTCTGCAGCTTCGTCTAATTGTTTCATTACATCTTTAGTAAAATATTTTTCTGGATCAGCATATATGCTTTTCGCATATTGTTTAGTACCGTCTGGTAGTTCTATTCTTGTAGATACTTGTTTGAATATGCCATGTTTAACTGCTAAATCAACTAAACCATAGTGTTTATCTAAACCAGTATCGTATCTTAATCTTACATCAACCATCATGTTTTCTTTTGACAATCTGGACTTTTGAGTTTTACAATGTATGATATTACCAACTACATCTGTACCTTCTTTTTCTTTTTTCTTAGATAGATATACAATTGTACTAGCAGCATATTTCAAACCTGAACCGCCTCCCATTTCTTTCATTGGCATATATGCACCAACTACATCATAGGTATGATTAGTAATAATCATAGGTACTTTTGTTCTACCTAGTTTTAATGTTAATACTCTAAACGCAGCTTTAAGTATTTGTGCTCTAGTCATATCTCTAGTTTCTTTACCCTCTGCTGTGTCTTCTACTTCTTTTGTTGTTGACAACATACCAAGACTATCTAAGACTAACAACAATGGTTGTCTATCTGCTTCATCTTGTTCGTTGTATTTTTCTAATACTGTTAACGCTTGATGTCTAAACTCTTGTACTGTAGTTACAGGCATGATAATCATTCTTTCACTATCAATACCTCTATCTTCAATTAATTTTTTTGTTAATGCACTTTCACTCTCAAAGTAAATTACACCTGCATTTTTATTATTCTGTAAAAATTCTTTTACCATACCTAGTACAAAGAAAGTTTTACCTGTTGCACTTTCACCTGCAATCGCCGTAATTTTATTACTTGGTAAACCACCATTGATACTACCTGATAGTAAGGCATTAAACATATACGAACCTGTATCTATGAAACTATCTACATCACCTGCTTCAACACCTTCACTTACTAGTGAAGCATATTCATTACCTGTTTCTTTAATTATTTGTTTTAGAAAGTTCGCCATCTGTTTTCTCCTTTTGTTCGTTTTCTACTTTAATCAAATGAAATTTTAACTTATCATACAGTCCGCCTACTGTTACCATTTCTTCAGGTTTGATTGCACCTCTTTGAAGTGCTGCCTGTATTATCTTTACCATTGTAAGATAATCTTCATTTGTTATCATTTGTTGTTGTGCTTTTTCCATAATTTCTTTCATTATATCATACTCCTTTCAAATAGTCAAGCTTTATCTTATAATTTGTATATTGGCGTCTTCGTGCCATATCTCTAAATCATTTCTTATATTATTGTTTTGTTTAAGTTTATTAAATCGTTTAGTAGCAAGTTTCTGCCACCATTTGATTGTATTCTCTAATGTAAACTTATCGTAGTGTATACCTTTTTTGAGTTCGTCTGTTTCTCTTTTGAGATATTGTGGCACATTTTCATACCCATAATCAGACATGTAAAATCTTTTTTGTTCAGTTAAGTCTCTAGTTTTATTTACAAACTTACTAAACTTTTCATATAGATTGGCGTCTTGTTTTTTCAAGGATTCCTTGATTATAGATACCATCTTTGTTTGTATTTTTAGTTTTCTACTACTTGCGTCAGCGTCAACTAAAGGTTCTCCGTTTCTTTCTGTAAACCAGGCATTCATTTTCTTAAATGCTTCGCCATGTAATAATGGCAAGAAGTGACTATCTGTCAAACCTTTAAATCTTAAATAAGGTTTCATACCATCATACTGACTTGATGATTTACTACTACCATATAAACTTGTTGTTTCAAATAAACATATGTTAGTCTTATACTTCTTATTTAGTATATCTCTTACATGATGACTACAGCATATCGCCGCTAATAGTTTACCACCAAGATAATTATAACCAAATGGTTGTGTAGGTACAATTACAAATCCCATAATGGCACTATTGTTAAATCTACCCATTTCTTCCATGTCTGTAGTTTGTAAAGGTCTACCAAGATAAACATTTCGTGGTTTACTATTAATCACAGGACTACCAAGTCTAATAAAACCTACAATAGTATTTGTAGTTGTTTCTGTAACTAACAATCTAATTGACTTACCAGGTATACTTGACATGTTAGTATGACTAGATGTTTTGTTTAACATTCTATCAAATATTTGACCATTAGGTTCTGTAACACTAAATTTCATATCTTCAGGAGATATATCAAATTTGGCAAAAAACTCATCTTCGTCTGCCATGCCAGGTAATTGAAATGGAAAATTTTTAACTTGTTCTAATTTTTGTTCTTTAAGATATTGGTCTATTCTTTCATATTGACCAAAGTATTCTATAAAGTAATTCATTGCCCATGTAGCGTCTATATTATTTAATATCAAAAGAAATCCTCTAGGTTACTTGTTTCGCTTGCGTCAACTCGCCACTTAATTGCTTCAAGTATAAATCGTAATGGTTCCATAAATGATTTATTAAACTGTAAATCATAATCTATACTTTTGTGCATATCAAATTCTTTTGGCAAATCTGCAATGAAAGTAATTACATTTGCATTCCAGATATTCTTTCTTAGATGTACAAACTTACCTTTGTCACCATTATATATTCGTTGGTACTTATGTGCCACTTTATTAGTTTTTAACAAGTGATTATATAACAATGCACCTTTGACATGCATTGGTGTACCTTTCTTGTATATAGATGTTGTGTCAGAATATTTTTCTATGTTATTAATACTACGAGGGAAACCAATCTGTTCTGGCGTCATGTGTTCAAACTCTCGTTTAAAGTTTATTACAAAGTCTTTCATTTGTGTTTCATTACCAGACATTAATATTTTAAAACTCTCTCTTAACTTCTCTCTAACAGGTAATGGCGTTGAAGTTTTTACTGCTTCAATGCCCATAATTTTAAGTTTAGGTTCAGGATATTGAACACCCTCAGAATTATGAACATTTAGAATATATCTTTTCTTGGCAGTCCAGATACCTCTATCAGCAATCGCCTCTCGTTTCATAACCATTTTGTTTTCTCTAACATTCATATAATCGCCAAGTTCTTTATATACTTTTGCAATATATGGTTCTAGTCTTTCACTACAAAATGTGTCTAATGCTTTTACAATTTTATCTTTATCAGTTGCACCTGTCATTTTAACAAGTGGTGCCATATTGATGTACACACTATCTGTATCAGACGCAATGATATAATCATCATCTGTATTATATAACTTGTTAAAGTATTCGTTTAATCTTTTTTCAATCCATTTAATGTTTAATTGACCAGACATAGTAATCGCTTCTGCTTGTCTATGGTCATAATATCTAAAGTATTTGTTACCAATTGCACCATAAGCACTATTCAAGGATATTTTTTTAGAGTGTTGTATGATATAAAACTTTCTTGCCAGTTTTTCATACTTCTTATCTTTTGTGTTAGCATACATCTGGTCTGCTTCTAACATTTTCTTTTTGTAAATAACTCTATCGTTATATTCTTTTTGTATAATTCGTGGCAACATACCTTGTATATCTCGTTTATACATTGTACCATTGGCAGCAACACAGTTGCCGTCAGATGTGTCAACTTTCTTTTCAAGTAAGTCATCAATCAATATATCTTTTTGTTCTGGTAGTATAGTTTCAGGACTAATATTGTATTGCATAATCAAATGAGGATATAGTGAGTTCAAGTCAAACGATACAACCCAATCATGGAAACCTACTTTAGGATCCTTAACATATGCACCTACAAGTTCTTTTGCTTGAATACTACCAATCTTTCTCATTGGTACAATAATATCATCTTTTAATAATTCGTTGAATATGATTGTGTCCCACATTCTAACTTGTGAGAATACATCTTCAAAGTTTGCTTTTGCATTATAAGACATAGTGATTGCAAGCTCAATTAGTTGTAATCTATCTTCTAGTTTATCAACTAGTTCTACATCAACAATGTTGTAATCAATAAAAGATTGTATATCATTTTGATACCATTCTTTAAAAGTGTCATATGGGTTTTTATCTTTTTGTTCGCCAAGTTCTACAAATGCAATATGGTCAAGTGTATATCGTTCTTGGTTCTTAATTGTAAATTTAGCATAGAGTTGTAGATAGTCAAGTTGTGCAATACCTAACAATCTAAAAAATGTAACTTGTCTACCGTTGTGATATGCTTTGTCTTCGTCAACAATATCCCATGGCGAATATCTTTTAATTGAGTGTTCGCCTAATACTTTTTTAGTTCTATTAATAAGATAAGGTACATCAAAGTATTTACTATTCCAACCTGTTAGAATATCTGGCGTGTATTGTTTCCAGAAACCTAAGAAGTTTTTAAGTAAATCTTTTTCATCTTTACATTTAATATAATTAACATTCTTTTGTTTAACTGTATAATCAGCAAGACCCCAAACTAATATAGATTTTTTAATTTGGTCTTTGATTGTAATACAAATCATTTTTTCGTCAGCGTCATCTGGATTAGGAAATCCATGTTCGCTTTCTACTTCAATATCTATTGTATAAATTCGTAATTTGTTTTTGTCGTATTCTACTGTACCTTGGTAATAGTCAGCAATGTATTGATATTGCCATCTATCTGTCCCGTATATAAAATTAGGATGCTCTTCATACCGTTTGATAAGCATTCTTGCTTCTTTAACAGTTTTACATTTACGAGCAACTAGTGGCGTGCCATCTAAAGCACGATACTTTGTAGGTTGTGGTGATTTGTAAGGATGATAAATTGAAGGTACATAATGTAGTCTATCTTCAAATCTCTCGCCGTTTTGAAAACCACGGACAAGTAATTCGTCACCATAAGGTGAAACATTAGTATAAAAATCTCGCATAAACAATAATATATTATATCACATTTGACTTAAAAAGTCAAGCTCTTTTTTAGTTAAAATACTTATTCAACATTTCTAGTTGGTCATCATATTCAGCAATTTGCTTCAACTCTTTTTCAATCGTTTCCACATGGTCGCTGTGCTCTGCCACACCTGTGGCATTTCTTATATGTACTTCTACATTGGCAACATGCTTGTCTATATGACCTTGAGCATGAGACTTAAGCGCTTTGATTATCTGGTCTCTCATTTTTTTCCTCTTGTTGTTCTGGTTTCTTTCCAATATTATATTTAGGTTCTAGTATCCACTCTTTTTTATCCTTGTAAGGTAAAACTTTAATTTGTGATAGTGGTGCCTTTTCAGTTATAGTACCAACCAGTTCAATTAAACCCCAGTCACTCAACAATTGAGATATGGTATTTCTTCTTTCAATATCGTTAGTCATTATATTGCTTTTCTTTCCGTCTAAAGCAAATAACTCTTTAAAGTGTACAATAAAATATCTACCTTGTTTATGTAATATGTGACAAGACTGGAATATTTTTCGTTCTTTTCTACTCGCAACACCTATTCGTGTTAGCGTTTCTCTTATTTTTAGGAAATCATCTGGCTCTTTGAGTTTGACCTCAAGCATACTCTCTGGTTTCCATTCTACAAATTCACTCATTTTTTCCCACCTTTATGTAGTTTTTCTTTAATATATTCAACCTGTTTTTTAGTAAGAACATTAAGTGCTTGTTGTGCTTTTTTGTTGCTATATCCGTAATATTGCTTAACCAGCTCTAGGTTTGCTAACTTACTAGCCTTCATCCACTTACTAAACCTTTTTTGAGGTCTAATAGTATTTAGTAAAAAGGCAAATTGCATATGCTTAGAGGCATGGTGTAGTCTATTCATTTCGTTTGCAAACATAACTGTATCTACAAAATAAGAAAGACCTTTGTTAATAATAAAAGGTGGGTATTTCTTTTCCCATGTTTTGTCGTCTGTATCCATTAACTTCTTTTTAGACCAGTTAATAGATGTTAAGTAATCTGTTAATTTGTATTCGTTCATATAAATCTAGGTCCTACCATAAAGTGTGTTAATGATATTCTTTCACCAGATGTAATAGGTGTAACTCTATGATGTAATCCTGATTTAAACATTATCATATCACCTGGATTAAAATCACAAGTTAATGTTAGATTATTATATATCTGAAACTGACCACCTTCATAACTATTGTCATTTGATAAGTTAATTAAAAAAGTTAATTTAATATCATGTGCTAAGTCTCTACTGGCGTCCGTATGCCAATGATAGTTCATATCTTTTGTATATCTATTTAATAACATTACATCTAAGTTATTTCTTTCCCATAAGTTATAACCAAAAATTTCATTATTAGTTTTATAGGCACTATCTAAGAAACGATTAATCTCTGGCAATCTACCAAGACTAATTGTTTTAACCTTAGCATTTTTCATATTACCTTGTTCGTTATGTCCTTGTAATTCTTCTTTCTCATCACCTAAAGACCTATGCAAGAAATTATTAATCATACCTTGCCTGTCTTTTTCACTTATGACATTTGACCAATGCCAATAATCATATACCTTTCTAGCATCCATAGTAACATACCTCCTTAGGTTCAAAATAATACACATGATTAAGTATTGCCTTAATCGTAGGTCTTAGTTCATCATCTTTTATATCGTACAGTTCTCTTTGATTTTGTGTCAGTTCAACATGTTTATCAATCAAAAATTTTTCTACTTTCTTTTCTAGTTCTTTGATTTGATTATTTGTTTCACAGACTATTTCAGCATAGATACGAAAATCACAACCAGGTTGATTACGACTTCTTTGTAGTGCTGTTGCAAATTTAGCACGACCTATCTTTAATAAACCTCTAGCTTCAATACCAGTTTGATGGTCTATAATGTGAGTTCTTGCAAAGTAAACAACAAAACGCTCTTGTCCAGGATCCTCAAAACCAAAACCAGTTTTAGTTTGTTGGGTTGATAATCCTTCGTCTATTCGTTTTTGGCAGTAATCTAAGTATCCTAAACCTATCATTTGAATTTACACTCGCCCATTATTTCAGTTAGGCAAGCGACCATATTCAATTCAGGATCCGCTACAAAAGCATTCTTGTACTGATACTCTGCCAATAATATAATCATAGCAGGTATTGTTTCAGGTTTTAATACTTCGTAGAAGTTTTGATATAGTTCTTTATATAGACCAGTAGGATCCTTGTCAATGTTATCAACTACCCATTTTCTCATATCACCAAAGTGTTTATTAGATAACGCTTTGTTGAGACCTTGGATATTCATTTCAGCAATGTTAACTAAAATGCCTGTGTCTATTCTACCACTTACACTATAACGCTGTAATTCATTGATAGTTCTTCTAAAGTCTGGATAGAATTTTATAATTAATTCTGCCAATACTTTAGGATCAAACTCAATGTTTTCCTGGTCTAGTATTGTGGATAATCTTTTATGAAACTGACCTGCTAATTTCTCTTTATCTTTTTTCTGTGTAGAAAAATTAATAACAGTACATCTACTGTGAATTGCCGGTATGATTTTGTTTTTGTAATTACATGTAAAAATAAATCTACAGTTATTACTAAAAGTTTCAATAAAGTTTCTTAAAGCAGGTTGCACGGACTCAGCATTCATATAGTCTGCTTCGTCAACAATTACTACTTTAGGTTTGTTACTTTCGTTTAGTGATACTGTACTGGCAAATGACTTGATTTGATTTCTTACAATGTCAATGGAACGACCTTCGTCTGAACCATTAATCATCATTACATCACAATCAAGTTCATTACATAATGCTTTCGCAATTGTAGTTTTACCTGTACCTGCTGTACCAGATAATAATAAGTTAGGTATTTCTCCTTGTTTTACTATCTGTTTAAATGTATTCTTAATTTCTGTAGGTAAGATACATTCATCAATCTTACTAGGGCGATATTGTTCAACCCATAAAAAGTTTTCCATAATATATTCCTCATCTAATTAGCCAGTAAATTTACTTGTGTTTTCTAAAGCAATCCAATATTGAATTGGTTTTGATTTATGTTTAAAATTACTAATTAACTTTGATGAGATAGATACATTGTAATCACCAGGTAACATTTTTAAATGTTCTGTTTTAAAATGAAACTCAAATTTAGAGTTTGTTTCACCAACTTTAATACTAAAGTTATTAGCAGTATCATTCTTTTTATCAATTGCTGATAATGTGATATCACTACCTTTTGATGAAATAGAAATATCAGGCAATTGTAACATTGCAGCTGCTTTCTTTACTTTAGTTAAATCTGTTTCAGTTAGAGTAAACTGTACCTCTGCTTCAGGCATTTTTACATCTTTTTGTGGAACAGTTAAGATTGAAGGATCAGCAAAGTAATATTTTGACTTTGTTGATGTACCTTCTTCACCAATAGATAACGATTTGTCATCAAAGGTAAACTGTGGTTTTGTAAATAATGACATTACACCTAAAAACTCATTCAAGTCATAGATAGCAATATCTTGTGGAAAATCTTCACTTACATTTGCTGTAGCAAGGATATTCTTCATTGTAGAGATAGTCTTTAATTCTTTACCTGGTTTAATCATCAAGTTTGGATTAATCTCAGAAAAGTTTTTAAGTATCTCTTTTGTACTTTCGCTTAATTGCATTATATATTCTCCTTAGTTATTATTAAGTTTTTCAGACATCACACTACCAAGAGGTCGTTCTTCTTCTTTGTAGTGGTCTTGGGACAATTGTATTACAGCATAATGAATAACTTTCATAAGGTCTGCCTTATTCTTGCCTTCTTTTTTGCCATATCTTTGGGTATATTTCATAATATTACCCATACAGAAACCATCACCATGTCCTTGGTCAATAATGTTTTCTGTAGATTGTCTTTGACTTTGTGCATAATGACCACCGTAAGTGTTATCAATATATTTCATCACATCATCTAAGATAATTTTTTCTTTAAATTTGTAGTTCATAATATACATCCTATCATAAAATTACTCTTTTGTCAAGCTTCAAATTGAAACTAATTGAAATTCTTTTATCCATAGACATATTTGGCATTACCAAATGTTCTAACCAAGATGGAAAAATATACAAACAATTTTCGTGTACTGGCATGCCAATATTACTACTTGTATAACTTGTATTGATATGTGGATTCTTCCATTCGTGTTTGATATATGCTGATGGATGCTTAAAGGCAATCTCACCACCATTGATTGGTACATTAGTGTAATATACACCAGATAAGGCACAATCGCTATGTACATGTGGTAAATTGTGGTCTTTGTATTCGTTAATATTAATCCATATATTATCTAATAATACTTTACCTAAATGTAAATCACCTGCAAAACTTTTACCATGTTCTTCTATTTGTATAAACAGGTCATTTAATTGTGGGTGTTCACCTACTAAGTCTTTAGATTGATAACCACCTGCATTTGAAACTTGTCTGCCATCATTATCTATTTGATGTAACAAACAATACTCAGAAATTTTTTGTGTATCTAAGTTTAGATTTACGGAGTATAGTGGTATTTTAAATAGGTCTAATATCATAATATAATTAAAGGGCGGCGATTAAGCCGCCCCATCTATTTACTTAATTTCAAAAGTTTTTGCTTTCTTGTGGTCTGGAACAATTCGTTCTAAACCTACTTTAAGCAAACCATCTTTTAGTTCTGCACCTTTGACTTCTACATCATCAGCAATCGTAAAGACTTTAGAGAAATATCTTTTAGCAATACCTTTGTGTATTGTTTGTGTATCTTCCTTTTCTTCGTCTTTAGGATATGGTTTTGATTTAATTGTTAGTTGATTGTTTTCGTATTCAACTATAACATCATCTTTACTGTATCCTGCTAATGCCATTTCAACATCATACTTATTACTGTCATGTTTAACAATATTGTATGGTGGGAAATTGTTTGCTGTCAAGTGAGGTAGATGAGTTGTCATTTCGTCAAAATGCGAAAATAAATCATCATACCCTACGGTAAATGGTTTAAGTGAATTAAAAATAGATAGTGCTTTGTAATTGGTCATTTGAACCTCCTTTTGTTAAAGCAAAGTTATTTTTTATATAAATTGAAACACCCTTATGGCATGCTTCGTAAGTATTTATATAATCATTAAATTTCATATTTCAAGTGGCAGTTTTTAAAGAGATACTGCCAAACTCAATGTCTTGCATTTACGAGGAGGCAAGACTTACCTAGGATTTACGAGCTACCTAGATAAACTATTTATGCGTATGCTTGTCCCTCAAGCGCCATTAAGCCAGCGGCTACAATCGCTTTTGAAGGTGTACCAATTCTGTAACTAGTACCTTTTGAAGATTTATTGGCATAAACGCAATATCCTTCTTCTCTTAACTTATCTACAACCGCTCTTGGTCTCTTTAAGTTAAATTTTTCTTGTGCGTCAGTCCATGACACACTTGCACCTCTTAACATGGCGTTAAGAAATTTAGTGCTATTCGCTATTTTAGCTCTTCCCATAACAACTTTTCCTTTCGTTTTCTTGTTTGTCTTGGTCGTCTTTTCACTATCGCTAATGAAATCTTTTATAAAGTTTAACATCTTATTGTTCCCTTTCCCTTAGTTTTTTGTTTTTCAGGACACGCTTAATGTTTTCCTTTTTTAATCTGAGTTTTTTTTCTGATGGTTTTTCATAGTATTGTCTTGTCTTCAACTCTTTCACTACACCTTCTCTCATAAGTTTTTTCTTAAGCTGTCTGATTGCTTTTTCAACATTATTGTTTTTTACTACAACAGTTATTGACATAATGTACCCTTTATTGGAGCGGATGGCAGGTAACGCTCCTGCATTTCCAGTTTGGTAAACTGGCGTAATACTTCTATACCACACCCGCTTGTTTTAAATCCGTGGACATTGCTGCCCACGGATACGAGGTCTACATTATGAATGTTTTTATTAAACACTTGGAGTTTCCTCTTCCATGTTTATTGCGTCAACATCATTCGCATTTCCAGATATATCTTCCATGTTAACACCAGCGTCAACTTTAGAATATAAATCTAAGAAACTGTTTTTAGTATCGTCATCAAATCTGTTTACACAAACTTGAACAGCTTTAAGTTTATTCTTAAAGATAGCAAAAGCATTAATGATATGCACTAGTCTTCTAGTAGCAATAATCTCATCAACACCGCCATCATAAAAAGTTTTTCTAATAACATCTGCCCATTTAACAAGGTTCTCAGTAAACTTAGGATCCTTTAAAGCATAAGCGGACATAACATTATCTAAAATTTTCTGTTCTACTTTTACAGGAGGATACTCTTGTTCAAAAGTAACAGGAAATCTTTCTAAGAAAGCTTCATTGAGTATGTTAGTACCAATAAATCTTCCGTCTTCACTACCTTTACCTTTAGTATTGGCAGTAGCAACAATGTTGAAACCTTCAGCAGGTTCAACAAATTTACCAATCTTTTTAAGGAACACTCCGTTACCTTCTAAGATAGGTTGCAAACACATAATTTTGTTTGAAGCAAGGTCAATCTCATCTAACAATAGAAGAGCACCACGCTTCATAGCGTCAACAACAGGACCGTCATGCCATACTGTAGCACCGTCAACTAGTCTGAAACCACCAAGTAAATCATCTTCGTCCGTTTCAACTGTTATGTTAACTCTAATTAATTCTCTTTTTAACTCAGCACACGCTTGAGTAACACCTAAAGTCTTACCGTTACCAGAAAGACCTGTAATAAATGTAGGATAGAATATTTTAGATTTTACAATATTCTTAATATCTTTGTAATTACCAAATGATACGAAAGTTGCCTCTTTATTAGGAACTAAACTCTCAGTATTTTGAGCAGTCTCTTTTAAAGTAACTGTCTCAGCAACTGCTTTAGTCTTAGGCAATTTCTGTTTGATATTCTTACTAGGGTTTACAACACCGTCAGTAGGTAATTTATATACGCCTCTGCCCACTTTGTAATCTCCTGAATTTACTAACCAACTGTTACCAGTAAGGTTAAATTTTGTTTCAATTTCTTGTACTTGCTTTCTTGTTACTGTATCAGTACCAAGTTCTTTAACCGCAAGGTCAACAAACTTTTTTTGTTTCTCGTTTAACATAATTGTAGTCCTTTCACTTTTTTTCATAATATAACTATATCCTATCACACTTTGTTGTTAAAGTCAAGCGTTATTTCAAATAAAAAACCTTTATATTTCAACGCTTTCCAAATTAATTGCTGTGTCAACATGTCGCACTTAGTCATTTTTTTCATTTAGGCAACTCTTTCCACAAATTTATTCAGTAAAACTCTGGATATCTTTTTAGTTTTTAAAGTCTTACCAAATTCTGCTTTCATTTTAGCAATTGACATATCTGGATTAATCTTCGCTTCTTCGTCAACTATCTTTAAATTCTTTTTTGGAATAATAAACAATTCATCATAACCATTACCAACAATAGTACCAACTTTATCTTTACGCATTTGTTTTCTTACAGCGTCAACACCATTATAACCGGCACCTTCTGGTAAGAAATTTGATATATCATAGTAACTGGCATTATTTCTACTTGTAACATAGAAACCTACAACGTTAGT